TAACCATTTAGCCACATCGGTTAATTTTGGGCGTGTGTAAGTAAACGAATATTCATTGTTGTAGTCTAGTTGCTCACCAGCATATCCAGTTTCTTCAATCCAACCTTGCGTTAAATGTTCATGCCAAAAATGCGTATCAGGCACATCATACCCAATCTTTTTGAGTATTACCGATTGTTCGGGGGTGGTTCGTGTGTGTTCCATTATTGTTTATGTTTTTTTAAAATGGTTATTGCATCGTTTAGCGTACTAGCAGTCATAGCCAATACAACTACATTAAGAAATAGTAAGCCTATGATAATTTGCTCCATTAGTCAAGTAGTTTAAATAAGTGTGGATAATCTGGGCAAAATGTAACCCAACGTAACGGATTAGTTTCATCTTCATGACCCCAACAATCGCCACATAGGGCGTGTACTTTAGGGTACAATATATCCCCTTTAAATAGGTGTGTAAAATGTGGCATTGGGGCTACTACCTCGTATCTGTTATTGCTCATTATATTGTGCTTTAAGTGTTTCCAAATGTTGTATAGCCGCATCGCTTTCCTCACGTATAACCCTAATCATATCGTCTGCTAAGGGTGGCGGTATCTGCTTAGTTTTACCCTTGCAAATGTCATAAACATATTGTGGGTGTACCTTTAGTACCATCTTATCCCATAACTTGATTGCTTTAAATAGGTCGTTTATTCTGTACATAGTTGCTGTTTTTGTATTTTATTTGCTAAATTTTCCCATGCCTGCTCGGGGGTGTTAAATCTTATAGTTATATCGTCCCCGCCTTTTTTATTTTTTATATAATACCTAAAAGCGTGCGTTTCCGATACGTTGTAATCCCATTCGCAATATGCCATAGGGTACAAGCTCAATACCTTTTCTTTCGCTGTCTGTGCCATGTGTGTTATAATTTTCCACAAAGATAGTCTATTAAACCGAATAACCAAATAAAAATATTTTTTTACAAAAGTTTGTAGTTTCAGAATTGTTTTGTACATTTGCTAAACAAAACGATAAAAACATGACAAAAGAAACACAAAACACAATATTAGCGGAGATTATTCTGTACGATTTCAGACAGTCAGAACAATACGGCATGAAGCCACAGCCAAATGACGATGATGACGATTACGAAGACGAATACACAGATTCATATTAATAACCAACTAAAACCAAAACAAAATGAGCGCATTTACCAATTTACTACAGTTTGCCACAGAACTAACACCAGTGCAAAGTAAACGTTTCTTAGACCTACTTTCGGCACACATCACAGAGGAACAAAGGCAGGTTAATTTACTACTTGCCGACACATCAGCAGAACACAAACCATTTGAAGTTGTAGCAATAGCAGGTACAGCAGAAACGTTATTAACTAACCCACATCAAACCGTACAAGGATGCTAGACCCCAACAACCCAACAACGGCAGACAGCGCACTAATTATTGCTGCAATAGTAGTAGTAATGGTATTCGTTATGATTGTGAGAGAAAGCATAACCACTACTAAGCGCAAAAAAGAATTTAACGAACAAGATTTATTTAAATAACATGATACCGCAACAATACGAACTAACATTTTACATAGTACTGATAGTAATCGGAATTATTTACTTACTCAAAAACAATAAAACAACATGACACAACAGGAAATTAAAGCGAACTTACCCAAACTACCGTTAATTGCAGATTTTGTTTATGGCTGCGTAATTGATAGCCAAAGTAGTAGAATATTATCTACTGAAACACAAGACTATGAGATAGAAACAGACATAGCCGTAGACTTTGCTATAGTACACGCCATCAACAACACATACGGCAAGGGTATAAACCCCGAAAGTGTGCCTGATATGTTTAATGTTTTAACCCTAATCGAAAAGGATTTGAGGGCTTTGAATATGATTGAGATAGCCAATAAGGTACAGGACATTCTAAAAAAAGCAACACTATGATAGAAGATATGCAATGCCCTTATTGTGGCGCACCGCAAGAGGTAAACAGAGATAGTAGCGATTGGTACGAAGAAAACACAAAACACGAACACCAGTGCAGATATTGCGAACAATCATTTGTTTTTACAACATCTATTACATTTTCATTCACACCGTACAAAGCAAAGTGTATAGATACAGACGAACACAAGTTTGCAATTACTCATACATACCCGATTGAAATGGCTAATATGGAATGTGTGCATTGTGGGCTAACTAGAGAAATGACAATAGAAGAACGTAAGCAGTACTGTAATGGCAGAACTAAACAGGATTACTTTAACAACCTTAAAAACGGTAAATTATGACACGTAAACGCAAACACGAACTATTCGTAACGTTCCACTACCATACCGCAAGGCGCAATAAACGCAAGTACACTAATATATTAGCCAACTTTTTAAACCAACTAAAATGCACATTTTCGAGGCAATCAGCAAAAAACTAACCATTGTTACCACCAGCATTGAGCAGCGCAATTTCTTAACGGCTGTATTGGACTATATGCAGCAAGAACCAGCGTTACCGTTTAATGCGGATAGTGAGTGTGTATGTGTATGGTTACAGGATAGCTCGTATCTATTCTCAATGCATAGCAAGATAGCTAACCCTATCAGTATTATTACCGACCTTACCCTAACCTTCAACATCAAAGAGCTTTCCGCAATATGGGGCAAACATAGCAGCACAGTACATCAGTTACTAAAACGCCCCAACAACTGGAGCAGCCACAACATAGCAAGTAAAAATAAATGTGGCAAAGAGATACAGGTTACTTTGAAATTCCAATAGTATTTTGTACATTTACACATCGTTAATAACTAAACACACAATTATGGCAACAGAAACACAACAACTACAGTTAGTCAATCCACAAGACCTTTCGTTTGTAGACGAAAACATTTTAACAGCTAAACAGCTACAAAGCCTACTAAAGCACACCCCACCGCAATACGTACACACTAGACCTGCTAAGGGTGGTGGCACATGGGAATATGTATCGGGTGGTTATGTTAGAAAAGTGCTAAACTTAATGTTCGGTTGGAACTGGTCATTTGAGATAGTAGATGAAAAAATACTACATGGCGAAGTAGTGGTAAAGGGTAAATTGACTTGCACCAGCAACGGCACATCTATAGTAAAAATGCAATTTGGCAACAAAGATATTATTTACAAAAAGTTGCAACAAGGCGAAACGGAAAGAGTACCGCTATCAATCGGTAACGACCTAAAGGCAGCAGCTACAGACGCACTCAAAAAGTGTGCAGCCGAAATAGGGATAGCAGCCGATATATACAATAAACAAGACTTTAAGGCGGTAATGGTTGATACATCTGTGACAGACATTCAAGACCTTAAAGAACTGTTTGAAATGAAGCGTGAAGCTATGACGGCAGAACAAATAAAGAACGCTGAAAGGATAATCAACAACACCGAAACAAAATCATACAAAAAATTATTTGACCAACTAAAAGCACTGTAATGAGTATCATAACTAACACACAAAGATTAGGTAATTTTACTAGCAGTAATATATACAAACTGCTATCTAAAGCAAAAAACGGTAAGGACTTAGGCGCACCTGCATTAACTTACATCGAAGAGTTGAATATAGAGCGTGAGATGGGTATACACTTAGGTGCAGAAACAAGTGCAAGACCTTTAGACTGGGGTAAGCACTGTGAGCAGTTTGCATTTGACCACATTAGTACTGAATACATAATCACATCAGATGTTACCACTGTACACCCTACATTACCATTTTGGGTAGGTAGCGCAGACGGTTATAAAGAAGATACCGTATTCGACCTTAAATGCCCTATGACTAGAAAATCTTTTTTTGGTTTAGTAGCAGGCGATAATATACAAAGTATGATGATGGGATTTACACGCAATCAGTTCAAATATAAGGCACATACAGACGCAGAAAAGTACTATTGGCAGTTAGTATCCAACGCTATTATTTTGGGCAAAAAATACGCTGAATTGATAGTGTATATGCCATACCAAAGCGAACTGCTAACAATTAAAGAGGCTGCAAAAGACTTTTATAATTGGATACATTACAGCGCAGACATTGAACTACCATATTTACCCGATGGTGGCAAGTTCCAAAACATAAATATAATACGTTTTGAAGTACCACAAACCGACATAGACCTACTAACAGAATGTGTTACCGAAGCATCTAAACACCTCATCACACCATGATAATAACAGCAAAATATATAGAAGAACAATTTTGGTTAGAACGCAAGTATAAAGGAGTGCTAACGGTTGAGCGAATAGAACAGGTAGTTTGCAGCCATTTTAAGGTAACGATTGAGCAAGTGAAGACAGGTAGCAGACGCTACAATATAACAGAATGTAGGCACTTAATTTGGTACTATTTGCGCACTACAGGAATGACATTGCAAGCCATTACCAATATGTACAACAAAAAAGACCATACTTCGGTAATACATGCACTAAATAAGGTTGAAA